GCTCCTGTCGATCCAGGTGGCCTCATGGGCGCTCACTCACGACGGCGCCAGGGAGTTGGGCGACGAGGTCCGGCTTGCTCTGGATGGCAACACCGGCACCGCGATGGGGGTTACAATCCAAGATATGAGGCTCGTCAGCGAGACTGACGACTTCTTGGACCCGACGGCGATGGGAGCACAACTCCCCCCGGCCTACGAGGTCCGGCAACTGTATCAGATTCGGTGGCAAGAGGCCGCTTCGTAACCCTACAGGTCACGACACTGGCGCAAGGAGGCGCAACACATGGCTGGCGTTTCGGCACAGGGACTTACCTTCTCGTTCGGCGGATCGAACCTCACGGTCACCTCCGTCCAGGTCAATGACACGCAAGACCTCATCGACGGCAGCCACCTCGGCATCGCTCCGAACGGTCGGCGCGAGTACGTCGGCGGCTTCGCCACCGACCGTGAGGTGCAGGTCGATTACATCTCGACGAACATCCTCACCGCCGGTGCCTCCGGCGCCCTGTCGATCTCCGGCCCGATCTCGTTCAGCGGCAACGCGACCATCGCGTCGTCCTCGATCGGCGGCTCTGTCGGCGCCCTCATCTCTGGGAGTGCGACGTTCCGAGTCGCGTAAGCGATGGCGGGATTCGCAGCCCAAGGGGCAACCTTCACGTTCGACGCAGGCGGCGCGGGCCGCTTCGGCGCCGCCGTTGCGTCCTTGTCTGTCTCGTCTCCTGAAGCGGAGGTCGTGGACATGACAGGCGTAGATGACGCACAGGGCCAGCGGATCATGGTCCCGACCGGCGACTGGTCCGGTGGCAGTGTTGAGGTTGAGTATATCGCCTCACCAAGCGGCGCGGCGCCGGAGGCATTTGTCCGGCAAGTCGGCATCGTGACGTTCGCCTCGCCAAACATGACGGTGTCTAGGCGAGCGGTTCTTGTCGCCGCCGACAGGCGGGCCAGCGTCGGCGACGTCGTCCGCGGGACGCTGCGGTTCATGTTAACCGACTATGTGGAGCAGTAGCCATGACAGTTGCATCGGCACTTCCGCAGCGGTTTGACATCCAAGTCGTCGTTGGGGATGCGTTTTCGTTTGACGCTGTGATTGGGCAGAACGTAACTGGTCAAAGCCTCACGGCGACTCTTGTGACTTACGATAACCAACAGGTTGGGTTTACGAATGGGCAGCCTATTTTTAGATATGTGCAAGTTCCTCGCAGCCTGTCGTTTACCGTCACCAACGCCGCCACTGGTGCTGTAACAGTAACGCTGTCTTCTGGTGACACGAGCGCTGCTGGATACAGGAGCGAAGGGGTAAGTGGCTGCCTTCCGCACTGGGTTCTGAAGAGCGGCACAAGGACGTACCTCGCGGGGACTGTTGAGGCAGTCGGCGTTAGCGGCTGCTCGATCGGTCAATCCACAAGCAATTCATCTGGCGGCGTGTTCCTGTAGTTACCAAGGAGTCCCTGTTTCATGGCTTTGAGCAAGGCAAAGATTCTCGCGGCGAAGGACGTCAAACTCTCCGACCCGGTCCCGGTCCCCGAGTGGGGCGGCGACGTTCACATCAAGACGCTCTCCGGCACCGAACGCGATGCGTTCGAGGAAGCCTACGCCGAGCAGAAGATGAAGTCGTTCCGCGTCCGCTTCTTGGTGCTGACGCTGGCCGACGAGGCCGGCGAGCGGCTGTTCGCCGACGCCGACATTCCGGCGCTGTCGGGCAAGAGCAGCATCGTCATCAACCGGCTGTTCGAGAAGGCGTGGAGTCACAACGCCTTCACGAATGAGGCGGTGGAGGCGCTGGGAAACGATTCACCGACCGCCCCGAGCGAAAGTTCTACTTCGACCTAGCGCTGGCGCTTGGTCGGTCGGTCAAGGAGTTGTTGGAGACGGTTGATTCGCAGGAGTTGTCGGAGTGGTACGCCTACCATCAGCGGTGGCCCATTCCGAACAGTTGGCTTCAGACGGCGAGGATATGCCGGACGATCATGGCCGCCTCGGGCAACTACAAGCGGTTGCCCGAGGAGGAAGTGTTCATCCCGGCTGCCAAGCGGCCGAAACAGTCGCAGGACGCGATGCTGGCAGAGTTGATGAAGTTGCAGCAGCCTCAAGGATGAGACGATGGCACGCGGCTATCTCGGCAAAATCTCTGCTGTCATCTCGGCGAACACCGGGGACTACGTCCGCAAACTGAACGAGTCCGCGAAGGAGACCGCTGCCTTCGCGAGGACCGTGCAGCAGACGCTCGGCCGGGCCTCCTCGGAGGCCAGCAAGTCGCTGGAGGGCATCTACACGCCGCTCCAGAAGGTCGAGCGTGCCTTGCGGGCCGCGGCTAGCCAGAAACTCGCCTTCCGTGGCTTTGACGGTGCCATTCGCGACGTGCAGTCGCTCCAGTCGGCCATCGCAAAACTGACGGACAAGAAGACCATCGACCTCGTCGTCAAGACGAGCGGCGTCGGCTCCTTGGACGAACTGAAGCGAACGATCGGCGTCCTGCGCAACCAGGACGTGACGATCGGCGTGGAGGGCTTGCGGCAGCAGCGGGCGGCCATCGGAGACACCGGGCCTGGGAGAATCGTCGCGACCGCCGCCATCGAAGAGGCGAAGCGGCTCGACGACGTCATCGAGGCGTTGGAACGCATCGACGCCGAGAGCCTGAAGAAGATTTCGATTCAGGTCGAGGACGCCCAACTCACAGCCGCGTCCAATCAGTTTCGTCGGCTGACTGAACTTTCGACGCAAGTTGGCGGGCCGCTGGCGAGGGTGCAGTCTGAGTTCTCTGGACTATCAGGCACGATTCAGGCCCAGTTCATCCCTGCTCTCGCCCAGGCGCAGAACTCCTACGAGCAGTTTCAGCAGCGAATCAAGGACAACTCCGACATCGCCGCCTCGGAGTTTCGCGGCCTCGTCGCCGACGTAAAAGTTGTCGAGAACGCGATCTCCAGGCTTCGCGAAACGGCGGCGGCCGGCGGGAAACTGTTTACCGGCGAAGAGTTGACGTTCGTTCGCCCGCAGGCTGTTGACGAGTTGAACAAGTTGGCTGCGGCGCAGCAGAAACTCGCTGCCGCGCCGGCTGGTGTTCGCGGGTCGCCAATCGCCAGAGAACTTCTCGCCGACGGTCAGGTGCTCCTAGAGCAGATCACGAGGATCAGTGCGCGCATCGAGCGACTGAACGCCCAAGGGCTGGACATCAAGTTTTCCCAGGCAGGACTTGACCTTGCACTGCGGCGGCTCGAAGAGGTGCGGCGGCTGACGGAACAGGTTGCCGCAGGCCCGTCTCCAGACGGCTTTATTGACGTTGGCTTCTTGCGTGCCAGGGGAGTTGACGCCAAGCAGGTCCAGTTGGCTGCCGTTGAGATCGATGTCGCTTCTGAAGCGCTTGAGCGCAGCGCAAGACGCGCCAGGTCGGCGCAGGACGCTGCCCAGGGGATTGGACAAAGGACTTTCATCGGCAATATGGGCAGACGGACAGACATCTCCCAGATGGGGAGGTCTTCACCGTTCTTTCCTGGCAATGGAAGAGGCAACCCAACAGGTCCGTTCGGCCCGTCGCTTCCAGAAGGCTTCGGCGGCTCCTCCGACGCCGGCCTCGGCAGAAGCATCGACGACCCGCAGCGAAGACTCGAAGGCTTGCGAGGCTCGATAGTCGCGGTCAAGTCTCAGGTCGAGCAACTGCCGCAGGCAATTCAGGGCAGATTCATCCCTGCCATTCAGGCTGCTGAAGTCGAGTTCAGGAGGCTCGCAGCGTCTCCGTCCGCAACGGCAGAAGAGATCGAAAGAGCCGCCACGAATGTTCGTGCATTCACGCGGGAGGCGGGACTTGCCGCCAACGCTGCCCGCCAGTTCGGCGGTACGTTCGCCCAGTTCAGGGACAGCATCGATGCTCGGTCGGCTGCCGCTGGGCTTGAGTTCCTCCGCGCCGCGCTGTCGCGGGCGACGGGCGACGCGACGCGGGCCGCGGGGGCCGTTGATCGACTTGCAGAGGCTTACCAGCAGGCGGCGAGCACGCCTGGCGGATTCCGGCAAAATGCGGCCGATCTTCAGCGTCTTGCAAACGAGGCGATCGAGGCGACAGCGGCAACTAACGGTGTTGGACAGAGCGCTAACAGGCTGGCCCGCGGTTTCGCTCGCGCCGGAGACGTTGCTCGCGGCGCGTTTGGAAACGCCGGCCTCGCCATACAGCAAGCCGCCTTTGCCATTGAGGACTTCTTCTCTGTCACTGGCGGCCTCGATCAGAGAGTCCGTGCGGCCGGCAACAACATCTCGCAGTTGGGGTTCATTCTCGGCGGAACGACGGGGCTGATCGTTGGCATTTCGGCAGCAATCGGCGCTCAACTCGTTGCGGCCCTGATTCGCTGGTACAACGAGGGGCGCACTGCCGAAGACCAGACCAAGGCGCTCAACGACGCCCTTGCTCGCCAGAAGTCGCTGGTCGAGGATTTGGCGCAGGCGTTCGAGTCGCTTGGCGACTCTATTTCTCGCCGTGCGTTCTCTGCCCCGGCGCAACAAGCGAGGCAGTTTTCTCGGGAACTGGAAGACATTGCTAAAAAGCAAAAGGAGTTGCGGGAGTCTCGCGTCGCCGACCTCGACGAGGGGGTGCAGCGCGAGCGGGCAAACCAGAATCGCATTGAGCGTGAACTGCAAACCGAAACAGGCGCTGGCCGCCGCGTCGTCTTGCAAAGGGAACTCGCCGAATCAAGGAGGCGCGAGCGCGAAGCAGCATCTCGGGCGGCTGGAAGAAGATTTGCGCCAGGCGACGTTCAGGCGGAAGTCCGTGAAGCGGTCTTTCGGGGGCTTACTGGCGGCATGCCTGACGTTCAGGACAGGAGCAACCAGAGGCGAGAGGCCGATGAAGTTGCCCGAAGCATTCCGCGAGGCACGCGGCCAGACGACATTTTGGCGCAGCGGCGAGTCATTGAGGGGCAGATAGAGAGTTTCCGCGGCAGGCTAGCCGCCGGAAACATCGACCCAGCAGGCGCGAACGCGGCAATCGCGCAACTGGAGCGACTTCTTAAATCACTGGAACTCCCGCTGCAAAAAGCCCTCGACGAACTCACCATCTCCATCCTCCGCGCCTCCCAGGCCGCGTCCTTGGAGATCGAGTCCGCACAGGCCGACGTTGCCGACGCCGTCCGCCGCGGCGTTCCCGGCGCAGCCCTCCTTCAGCAGAACCTCGACGCCATCGCCGACGAGATGGACGCCGCGCAGACGCGCCTCCGCGACGCCCAGAAAATCGAAGACCCAAACGAGCGCGAGCAACAGATTCGCCTCGCCCAGCGCGACATCGACGGCATCCGCGCCCGCGAGGACGCCATCGCCGAGGCTTCCCGCGACATCCGCCTCACGTCTGGTCGTGGCGGCGAGCGGACGACGGCGGCGCTATCGGCCCTCCAGGGCAACGAGCGGTTCGCAAACGAGTACGGCGGCCTGATCGCGAGGCTGCGTGCCGCGGTGGACGCCGAGATGGTGGCGCGGCTCGCAAACGAGAAGGCGATGAAGGGCGGAACGGACGCCGAAAAGGAGGCTGCCAGGGCCGCCTACGAATCCGCAGC